ATATTTACAGCTGTGGCGCCGCCGGGGACTGTTACTGTTTGCCGTAGCATATGCCACTTGGCCATATTGCTATTTAGTTGATTTAGGGAGACCATACATATTTGACAAATAAGGTTCCAGATATAAAAGAAAGAAGGTGATAACATGCCCTTGACTTTAACATCCCGGGCAACTGTATATGATAGATATTCCATAGCAAGGCGATTCACGGCGCAGGAGACAGCAATCAATGTTGTTAAGGGTAACATTTCCCTACTGGTGTCTGAAAGCGAAATAACGGAACTCAAGAACGGTAATAAGACCATGTACAGCAAACTCGCATCTGTGGAAATGGATTTGAAGTCTATCACCCTGGCAGTTTCATCTTCGGAGTATAAGGACATCAACGGGGTTTTGAGTGCAATCACACAGGCGAGAGCATCCATAACACTTAATGCAGAGCAGATACAACTCAAAGTGAGCAAGGACAGCGTTGTATCATCCATAAACCAGACTGCGGAAGCGGTTGCAATTAATGCCAACAAGATTAATCTAAATGGTGTTGTTACGGCAAATGAAAATTTTAAAATTCTTGCGGACGGGAGTATGATTGCGAAGAACGGAAGCTTTACGGGAGACGTATATGCTACAGGGGGAACATTTTCTGGCGACATAGATATCAATGTAGATTACACGCAGGGGCATGGAGTTGATGTTTTTTCCGATACAAGCGGGGATATAACACATATTTTGCCCGGTTCCATAACTTGCGGACCAAATAAACTTGGACTTAATTATGCAATCGATATTGATGGCGGCGATGGCAGTTCAATAAGCCCTAGTATACATATAAGAAACGGAAACCCAAGTGATACCATATACTTGTATACAGACAGCGTGTCTTTTGGAAATGCTGATGTAAGTTGCAAAAAATTATCTGTATTTACAGAATTAAGTGCTCCAAACGCAAGAGGATATTTAGATAAATTAACGGTGTCAGACTGTTTTGTTAATGGCCCCCTTCTTGTGGCTGGTACAAAAAATAGGGTTGTAAAAACAAATTCTTTCGGCACAATCGCCCAGTCCGCCTACGAGACCGCAGAGCCAATGTTCGGAGATGTGGGACATGGAATAATCAATGAATACGGTGAGTGTACCATTTTTATAGACCCTAGATTTGCAGAGACAGTCAGCACAGAATACGGATATTATGTTTTCATCACAAAATATTCAGACGGTGACACATGGGTGAGCCGAAAAGACCTAAACACCTTTACAATATCCGGAACACCAGGACTTGAATTTGACTGGGAGTTGAAAGCGCACCAGAAAGGATATGAGACTGACAGGCTGAAAACTGTTGAATTACCAGATATGAATAGTGTGGAAGCAAGAGCAAGACCGTAAAGGTCTTTTTATTTTGTGAAAAAGACATCGGGAGGAAAATCATGTGATTGAGTTCATTTCAGACAACTGGCAGTTAATTACATTAATGGCGGGTGGTATGGGGTATATGTACAGGCAAATATCAGCCACCAGAAAAGGAATAAGAGCACTATTAAGGGCCGACCTTATAAGGCTGTACAACAAATATAATGACGATTTGGGGTATTGTCCCCTGTACGTCAAACAGGCCTTAGAGGACGAATATCAGCAGTATCACACGCTGAAAGGAAATGGAGTAGGAACAAGGATGTATGAATCATTAATGGCGTTGCCAACAGAGCCGCCGGAAAAGGAGAATTAGTTATGGATTTTACAGGAATTGGAAGTGTAGTAGCAATTACAGTTATATGTTATCTGCTTGGACAGGGTGTTAAGGCATCTGGCTTGGACAACAAATGGATACCGATTATCGTTGGAGTTGCAGGTGGTGTTCTGGGTGTGCTTGGCATGGGTGTTATTACCGACTTTCCAGCAACAGACTACATCAATGCGGTCGCGGTTGGTATTGTATCCGGTCTTGCGTCTACGGGAGCAAATCAGGTACTTAAGCAACAGCAGAAGAATGTTGATACCAATACCGAGGAGAAATAATTGTATAGCCATGAAATTGATAGTCTGCTTAAGAGCCGAAATTACACGGTGTCTGCGGCAGACTACATTTTTATATGTAACTCTTCCCCACAGATAGACCACATTAAATTCTGTGGGGATTTTTATATGTTATGGACAGTGGACGGATGCTTTTGGCAGATAGCTGTCAGGAAGGATTGAATATGACAGAACAGACAATTAAGGAAATAGTAAAGGCATTTGCCTATGGAGCAACACCTGCATCCTTGGCAGATATCGGGAGATTTAGTGTGGATGAATTAAAGAAATTCCAAATAGTACATGCGGCAGAAATTGAGGCGAAAAAAGCTGAATTGAAGTCGGGAGGTTGGGTATGAGCTTAAGAGTGATTGACGTATCAGAACATCAGGGTATTATTGATTGGAATAGAGTTAAAAGTCAGATTGACGGTGCTATCCTGCGTGTAGGGTATGGGGATAATATAGCATCCCAGGACGATTGGACATGGAAACGCAATGCGGATGAATGTACGCGTCTAGGCATCCCGTTTGGCGTATATATCTACAGCTATGCTACAAGCATGGCACAAGCTGATTCAGAGGCCCAGCACGCCCTTAGATGCATCAAGGGGTATAAATTATCCTATCCAGTGTATCTTGACCTAGAAGAGCCAGGAACGCAGTCAGGAGCCGTGCAGAGAGCTAATAGGTTTGGAGACATAATCGAGGGCGCGGGATACATGTGCGGAGTATATGCTAATTTGAACTGGTGGAACAATTACTTGAGTGGTCTTGAAAGATTTACCAAGTGGATTGCGCAGTACAACAACACTTGTGACTATACCGGCTCCAACAAGGATGCATGGCAGTACACAAGTTCGGGACGAATTGTTGGGATTGCTGGAAATGTTGACATGAACCATTTCTATAGGGATTTTCCAAAAGAAATTAGCGGTGGAAAAGCTTCAGCATCCAAGCCGGCTTCAGCTGCCGCGGTACAAAAAGTTACAGCTCCAAAAATTATCTATGGGGTTAAGACACTACATCACGGAATTTTACATGATGTTGACGGGGAAAATGGTTTTGCTGGATACGCCAATGACGCTATTGTGGCAATTAAAATAGGTGTGACGCAGGGCAGGGTGGAATACAGAGTGCATTGCGATGGCAGGTGGCTAAAAAAGGTGTCCGGTGCAAATTGGAAGGACTATACCAACGGATATGCCGGGGATGATGTTCATTCCATTGATGCAATCCAGATATACTATTATACAGACATCAACAAAGCTGGAAAATATTATTCTGCCGTATACAAGGTTAAGCCGTTTGACCGGGGCAGTTACCTGTCTGCAATAACGGATACGGACTTTTCCAATGGAGACGGCAATAAAACTGCTGGAATATTCGGAACACCATTTACACAATTGGTAATTTGCCTGAAATAATACTTGTCACACTGTAATCACATATGTTACAATCGGATTACAGGAAAGCTCACTCCTGTATCCATAATGTTGCCCGGTTCCTTAATTGGTTCCGGGCTTTCTTATTTGAAAGGGCACATCATGAGTAATTTTTCTGAAAATCTTAAAACATTTCGCAAAGAAAAAGGCTTATCCCAGAAAGAACTAGCAGATAAATTATACATGTCAAAGCAGGCTATCTCCAAGTATGAATGTGGAACAAATGAATGCATGTTTGACACGCTCACAGATATTGCTGACTTGTTTGGAATTACCGTAGATGAACTTGTAAGATAAAATGACATACTAAATCGCAAAATAGGTATAAAAACATTGTATTATGAGGTTGGCGCATCCGGCCCAGCCTACGCAAATAAATCCTTGTATGATAATATCGTCGCATTGCGGGCAGCTTACGCTCCAAACGAGCCGGTAATCATATATCTATACTCAGGCGCCTTGAGTGATGCATACAACCAGAGCTTGCCAGCGGCCGGAGTACCAAATATTGTCACGGTAAAATGCCCACCAGACCCAGCACGAGCAGCCATCACATTTGAGGGCATAGGTGTAGATACTGTGCGGTATTGCAAAATAATGGGCGGAGCCATATCTAACTGGCACGCATAATAATTATATAGATGTCCAATTTGTCCAAGTGCCGTCATTTACCTTACGGATAAGTATTTTATTTGTAGTTACATATTTGCTCCAAACAGCACCGTCAGACGCTCCTACAGCGATACCAATAAGTATTGCCCTGGTGTCTGCCGTATTTTTTATCCGTAAATATACAATTTCTGTCGTGCCGGTATAGACGGTGCCGTCTATAGTAATATTGGGGACTGACAGATTAGCAGTATATATCCCTGAGATACTATCTTTAAGATTTTGAATATTGCTATTTAGTGTATTAAGTGATGTCACCAACTCATTCATAGCAGCAACCAAATTTGCCTTTTCTGTTGTAGTTAAAGAGTCCAGAGTACCAATGGATTTTGATATGTTTACAATAGAGTCTGAAAGGTTTTTGCCTTGCGGTGCTGATAAGACCTTAGTCGCATCCGTAGTCGTGAGATTATTGGCAATCCCTGATGCGGTAAGTTTCTCGGTGATAAGGTCTGCAAGCGCAGTTTCCAAATCGGATTGAGATATCGTGTTTTTTGTTGCAAGGGTTCCTAACCCTAGTTTAGTTTTTACCCTGTTAAAAATGTTCAAGAATGTAATTTTCTTTGTTGCGGACGCATCCTGTATCAATAAGATGTCAGAATCGTCCGGTATGGTTTTCGCCGCATAATCAGTAAATTTAGGCATATAATCCTCCTTACAATGTCAGTCCTATTATTTCTTTGCCATTCATATCCAATACGGATGCTCCGTTGAAATCCAGAATCGGTGCTTCATCCCATATCATGAATGTACAGTCAAAATTTGCAACCATAGTTACGTCAGCGCCAGATAGTGAAAGTGACCTTCCGGTTATCTGTTTTGAGTTCCATGCGGCATCTCCTGACGCATCTTCTGACAACCGGCTCCATAGAAATTGCTTAGCGTCAAATGTATCAGTGACATCATTATTGCTTGCATAAACCCTGGCATTTATGGTAGCTGTTTCGCCGTCCCCAGTGTGACCGCCCTCCACATAGGTCTGTAAAACATATCCACCGGCAGAAGTGGCGATCCCGTTGATTTCCTCCTGCATGCTGTCAAACTTGGCTGATACAGTCTGTCCTGCTCCGTCCACAATCACCTTACTACCAGATATCTGGACATTGCTTCCATTGATGTTCTGTACGAGGGTCTGCACATTGACTTTATATCCGCTTATGCTTGCATCATCTGCCACCATGCTGTCTTTAATTATCGGAGCCTTTATGCCTGCGCCCATAACACCATTTAGCGCATCAAACATTATGTTTCCCGAGGAGTCCACAATGTAATAGTTGAATACGCCATTGGAGTCAAGTCCTGCCTGCATGCGAATAACGCCGTTTTTGTCTTTCCACTGCTGCGTAGAGCCGAATATCTTCATACCCCCGGATTCATCAGACCATACCTCAAACTTATTGGTATAAATCTTTCCAGCAAGCAAGTCCCCTACAGTTACTGATTGCACGACAGCACTTTTAATTAGTGCGCTTTCAATCACGGCATTCTGTGAAGTAAGGTGTATATTCGTCAAATCTCCTACGCCGGCATTTCCTGACAGTAGGTTCTCAATGTTGGCAAGATTTATATTTGCAGTATTAATTTGTGCATTGATAGCAACTAAATCTTCTGTTCTCAACTTTGTAATATCGGCATTTGTAGCTTCCAAATCAACTATTTTTGCATAAGTGATATTGGCGGTATTTACATCCAGTTTGTTGATAATAGCATGGTCTATCAGAGCAAGTTTTGTGGAATACCTATCTATGAACTGTGTCATGGGGCCCTTAAATCCCTGGTTTTCCTCTGTTTCTGATTCCCCAAAAGACTGTACAACAGTAGTTAATCCACCGTCATAGTCCTGTGTGATATTCATAACAGGAACGGAATAGTTCAATCCGTCTTTGCCAACTATCGTGAGAATATCCCACGGGTCAATGCGAGGGTCTCCAAGGAATCTAAGATTCCCGGGCATGTATGAAAATCCCTTTAATGTAGTTGCGACACCATTCAAGATGCTTTGCGTCATTAGTGGATTTGAAATCACAAGTTCTCTGTTTCCACTGCCGGCACTAATAGAAATATCTTTTCCGTCTGCGTCCTTACCCGTAAAACAAGTAATTTTCTGGAATGTATATGGAAAATCATTGTGCTTGAAAGTATCCCAGTATCTTGCAGGGGCAATACTGATGCTGGCTGCTGAATATTTTCGTATTTCGATTTTGCCCTGCCGATTACAAATGGCAAATCCTGCGTACATCTGTGCGATATAGGACAGCACTTCACGGCACGTGTACCCATCAGGTCTCTTTATCGTGATAGCAGACAGTCCAGTTGTGACTATTGGAATCTTTAAAAACGTAGCCATTTCATTCAGTACTGCTACGGTTGTCGTGGATGCCGGTAAGGAAGAAAAATAAGCCCTCTCCGTTTTCATCATACGGTCAAAGGCTGTAAATTTTATCATGTCTTCATCGGCTTCTGGCTTATTCGCCGTAAAGAATCCCATAGGAATGTACTCATCCGAACCGGAAACATCCGCACCTATCTGATATTCAAGCTCTTCATTCTCTACAAATACAGACGGTTTCACCATTTCCACTTCTATATACTGGCTGATACAACTGCCAATCATAAATGAGTTTCCGCTGTTGGAACCACCTTTCAGAGTGATACTTTTTATACCTGATTCAAGTTCTGTATCGCTCAAAATCAGCTTTGCATTGAACGTCCGGGAATCTCTCTGTATCAGTTCCGCAAACGCCGCAGAAGGTTGATACATGTTCCCACCTCCCCGTCTATTCCGCTGTCATAAAAGCCAGTAATTTAAGGTCTTTTACAGAAAGAGCATCGAACTGCTCCATATCGCATTTTTCTAATTCTGAAAAGGGAACTGTATGTATTTCCAGTTCATTCTCAATTTCAAGAAGTTCATTCATCTCTGCTTCAAAATTCAGCGCATCTTCGATATCATAAGAGTTTCCGTTAACGACTGGCTGACCAGCTTCATCTTTCTTTGCGTATTTCTTAATGATTTTATTGCGCTCTTCATCGTAGGCTTTAGCAACGGATTCCATTAAATCAATGTTCCGGGTAATAGCATACCCAACCTTTATAGGGAGATTCTTTGACTGGATTCCGTCAACTCCATTTAGAAAAGTTACCAACTGGCTGTTCTTAATCTTCATCACTTGTCACCTCCGCAAGCACACTGTCCTCAATTTCATATGCCATGTTATTAAATGCAGCAATATCGGCTCTACATTCAGATTTATTTTCTTCGTACAAAGCTTTATCCTGAATGCTGTTGGAATTGCTTGTAGTGCCACCATTGGTCGAAACATTCGCCTGCATATACACTACCGGTTTGTCATTAATCATGCTGTTTCCCGTCAAAGTAATACTCTTATTGGTTTTTAACATTCTGCTCCTCCTATTTTTCTATCAAATCTACTTTCACACCGTCATATGTCTTCATACCATTTGCATAACTGTAAACCGGATATGTCGGCGTTCCTGCATAAAATGTTCTGGTTATTCTTGTTCCACTCCCCGGGTCTAAGAAAGTGGCATTAAAAAAAGCAGGGGATACAGCTGCATCTATCCTCGCTGTTTCCGCACTGCTTAATGGGGGCCATTCGCATTGTAGCTTATATTTAATTGCTATTAAATCTCCTATGGTACTTCCGTTCGCTGACCTTCCAGTATTGGCAGACCATATCTTTTCTTTTGTTATCGTCAAACCGTTTTTCTTCAATGTTGGCATTGTTACGCCGCCTATCACAAGAGGCTGTGCCATACCACCACCACCTTTCTTATTTGCAATAGAAAAACCGCCCCTTTCGGAACGGCTTCATCTATTCTTTATATTTACTTTATCCAATCATATGTGTCAACGGATAAATTACTCACATCTACCGTAACTGTAACGATTCGACCGACTTCTTCTCCCCATGTATCATAATATACATAATCATAATCGAACCAGTCCTCATTGCTTAGATTTCCAATGAGTTTACCAACTTCCTTTGATTTATCAACTGCGTCTTTGTACGAATCTTTTTTATTCACATCTATAGAGTTCCATATTTGAAGTGCCTTGTGTCTTTTGTCCAACTGCACTTCATAACAATGAGGATTTTCCAAAAAATCTAGTTCCCGTTCGACCCTCTCTGCATGGAATCCATTTTGGGATACGCCAGCCGCCGCAAATAGAACTAAAGAAACAATCATTCCTGTGATAGCAATCTTTTTGTTCTTTTTTCTCGCCAAACATACAATGAGATAAATTAAAAATGCTAAAAATGTCACCACAGTTATTCTGCATAACCAAATCAAAAACATCAACATAATAATTCCCCCTCTTTTCAATATAGAAACATTATATCAGATTATGCAGAATATCCAAGTATTATTAACAACTTTTCTATGTAAGGATAGGACATTTCCCTGATGATTGCGTCATCTTATTAACCTCTTCCACTACAACATCTGTGAGTTTCCTTCCTCCAACGTAAATGTTGAATTCAGGGTTGTTATTACCTCCACGGCTGCCTGATGATGACAACGCAGCTATAACTGCATTATACACAGCCGGGCCAACAGCGGCAGCAATACCGTCTGTTATCTGCTTGTTATTGGCAACTGTGTTTCTGCCACCCATTTTTCCAAGCATCTCTGGGCCTTTTTCATTAGCAACAAACATCTCGCCTATCTTCGGAAAGCCGCCTTTTGCATACCAGTTAACACTAAAATTAGGAATAGGTATGGTTGTATTTCCAGCCTTTATATGACTGAATGACACACTTAAATGTGGAAGCGGAATGTGTAAATTTGAAAACACTCTCAAAATATTGGATGCAGCGGATGAAGCACTTTGCTTTGCCTGATTGAATTTATCCTTAATTCCAGATATTGTATTGCTGGTACTCTCTGATAGGTTATCCAGTGTCTTGCTCATCGATTTCTTTAGGCTCTCACCAAGCGATTGAACCTTTTGTTTTGCGCTGGAACTCTTGCTATCAAATCCATTATTGAACCCTTCAACGGTGTTAACTCCAAATGAGTAAAACACTGTGGATGGAGAATGAATACCAAGTATATTCTTAAATGCCTCAATTATTTTGCTGCCGATACCCTTTGTGGCATTTTCTACTTTTGAACGGCTTTCTCTAATTCCTGATTCCGTACCATCTCCAATGCCAGCCCCAATGATTTTGGCTTTACGTGGAGCAGAAGTCCCCAAACTATCAAGAGTCCTGGAAAGCGTGCTCTCAAAGTCTTCTGCTGAAACACCCGACTTGCTGAGTTCGTCACGAACATAAGTCATTGCGTCTTCAAAACTAACGCCCTTTGCTTGTGCCGTGCTTAATGTACTATAAAAATCATTAAACTTATTATCTGTTATTTGTCCTGAATCTCTTAACTGACCTAATGTCGATATCAGGCCGTTATACGCTTCAGGAGACTCCCCGGCCACCTTATTCAAATCACTTAGGTTCTTGTGGAAAAACGTAGTCCAGCTTGCACTATTAGCGAATTTTCCTGCCAACCCACCAAGCTTTCCACCAAATATATCAATAGTATTTCCGGCCGTACTTGCTGCGCTTCCCGCACCTGACGCTGCATCCGCCGCGGCTGATGTGGATTTTCCAAACACACCTGATAGAGTATCGAAATTTTTCTTTATCCCGGCAACAAGTTCAGCGGCTGCTAAAACCACACCTCCGCCCTTGAACGCCGCAGCCAGACCAGCAACAAACAAAACGAACTTACCGCCTACCGAATCAGAAAGACCGTCAATCATCCCAAAGAACACTTCCTTGATGATAATGAACACGTCTCCAATTATCTTATTCCAGTCAATCTTGGACAGCATTTGCCCTATTTTTCTGCCAAACGCCTCCCAATTCGTATGCTCTGCAACATAAACAAGTTCATCCAATATTCCAAGTACAAAATCACTAATTGCCTCGCCTGCTTCCGCAGGGTCTATTTCTCGTATTATTTTATTTAATGCATCAGAGATTTTCTTCCCCAGCCCCTCAAAAGGCTTTTCTGCATTGAAGTTTTTGAGCACTTCAAATATTCCGTTAAAACCTTTAATAAAAGTATCTGCAATGGTATCGAAGTCTATCTTCTCAAACACGCCCTTTAAGGCTTTCCCGAGACTCCTTCCGAGTTCCGCCCAACCGGTCATACCTAAGTCACTTTTTCTGGACATGTCAGTAACGAATCCGTTTAGAATATTCCAAGAAATCATAAAATAATTTCCGAGAAGGTTCCCGAGGTTAGTCCATTCAATTTCTCCTATTGCACCTCGCAATCCCATAGATAGCTTTCTTCCAATCTGCTTAAAGTCTATTCCACCATTTCCGATAAGTAAGTTGAGGGTGTTAACAAGGGTGTTTACTCCTGCACCTAAGGTCCGTCCCATTAAATCCCAATCAATGTATTTAACAAGACTGTTCATTGTTCTGGTGAACGCTCTGACAAATTTCGTAACTTTCGGGCCAACTTTTTTCCAGTTGATAGCATCATAGACTTTCTGCATCCCTTTATTAATTCCGTCTGCCATGATTTTCCCAAGAGCTTCCCAGTCCCCCCTCTTAGCCGCATCACGCATTTTTTTCGCAAGGTCAGCAAGAGCACCGTCCACCGGCACGGTTTCAAACATATCCATTGGTGACACACCGCCACCGCCGCCGCCAGGAGAACCGCCAGAACCGCCGCCAGAACTCTTATTGGGGTCATTCAATATATTCAGTTCATCAAACCCCATAACTGTTCTTTGGAGTTCCTTTGCAGCTTTATTCGCATCATCCAACCCGTCAGAAGCACCCTTACCTGTATCTGCCAAGGAAGCACCGTAGTCCTGAAGCACTTTCACTGATTTCACTGTGAATCCTTTGCCAGTCAATGCCGCAAAAAACTTTCCAAGAGCATTAAGGGCGGTTGCTATCATATCAACAAATTTTTGTATGTATGGAGCAACTACATTCACTATTGGGGCAAATGCCGCTGCCCATGAGTTCTTCAAATAAGTCAAGGATGACATCATTCCAGAAATGCTCTGATTGTATGCATTGCTGTATTGAACAAGGTTGTCAGAGCCTTCCTTGAGCGCATTCTTTATGCCTGAAATCATTCCAAAGATAGTAGAATACAGAATCGACATTCCAATCATCTGTGGAACACCGAATCTACGTCCTGATTGTTTCTGAACACCAAGTAACGAATTTTTCAATCTTCCTAATGCTGAAATAGGACTTGCCAGTGTTTTTGTCAAACTCCTCGCAACGGCAGCAAATGAGAGCAATCCTTTTGCGGCTTTTTTAGAACCAGTCCATATTCCGCTAAAAACCTTTCCCACGCCGCTATGTATACTGCGCAAGCTTTTCAAAGCATCTTCTACACTCCTAGTCGCATGGGTAGACTCATATTCTGACCTCGCAGTATCCCGTAACTCTTTGTTATACATTCTCTGTGCGTTTGTAACATCAGCGAGTTCACGAGCCACGCTATCATATTCAGGGTCAAATTGTGTATATCCGCTTGAAGCCAATTCTCTTAATTCAGCCTTCAGACTCCTAATCTGCGCCTCAAAAGTATTAACTTTTCCTATTGTATCATCACTAATAAATTTGCCAATATCAGGTTCCGCCAATGAATATCCGATGTTGTTTTTAATTTTACTGAATGAGGCATCTCTTACACGTGGAACATCCGACATGCTTGCAGTAGAAGGCCTACGGGGTGACGAAACATCATCATTCTTATTAATCGTAAATCCCTTCATTTGAGCCTGTTCAGCCTTTATTTCAGAAATGCGACTCTTATAAGCATCCAATGCATTAGTGGCTCTCTGGATGTCATAAACGAGGTCATACCATGTCTTTCCGAGTTTATCAGTACCTTCAACCGTAGACTTTTTTTCAAGCCTACTATATAATCTGTCAAGTTCTGATTCTGTAGACCTTGCTTTTGCCTGCAATTCAGAAAGACCCATGTCAGACATGTCAGTGTCCTTGCCGGCAGTCTTGAATTTATCGTAGAGTTCATCAAGAGACTTTGCGGCATACTTCAAATCCGCACGGTTCATTCGGGGTGACATATTGGTTCTGCCTAATTTTTTCGCAGATGCCATTACTTCATCTATCTGGGATTGAGCCTTTTCAAAAGTACT